GCGATTGAGGGTGACCTTAAACAATATATGAAGGAAGAATATCAAACGGCAGAACGCGCCGTGACGATGGGTATTCGTGAAGCGACAACCGGGCTGAAAATGTCCATGCGCCGTCAGGTACATTCCTCAGGTCTAGGGCAACGTATGGCCAATACGTGGCGCGGTGACATTTATCCGCGCGGGCAAAATTCCATTCGGGCGGCGGGTCTGGTTTATACCAAGGCCAGCAAGATCATGGCGGGTTTTGATGAAGGCACAGTCATTAAATCAAAAGACGGCTGGTGGCTGGCGATCCCAACACCGAATGCGCCAAAGCGTGGTGTGGGTGGTAAGCGGATTAACCCGTCCAACTTCCCTGAACATCGCTATGGCAAGCTTCGCTTTGTGTATCGGCGTAATGGCCCATCATTACTGGTGGTGGAAAATGTGCAAGCCTCTTACAGCCGTAAAACAGGAGAATTACGAGGTTTTCGTAAAGCCAGCCAGAGAAACCTTAAAACTGGCCGTAATCTATCAACCTCAGTGATGTTCTGGCTTGTACCGCAAGTCAAATTGCCAAAGCTGATCCGTTTCGATGAAGAAGCCAAGCGCTGGTATGACAAACTGCCGCGGCTGATTTTGAAAAACTGGCCAGATGGTTAACTTTATAATAAGTTCTAAAACTAAACTATGAGTTTATTTATACGCATATTTTTAAAGAGAAAGCTTGACTTTGTTTATTTTAACCCTTATAACTAAATTATGAGTTTAGAAAATGAAGCTAAAATAAACAGATTGCTAAAAGACTGGCCAACTGGAACGGTTTACCTATCGTCGTGGCTTGCGAATAACGGAGTCTCAAATCAACTTTTAAATCGCTATAAAAAGAGCAATTGGCTTGAGTCTGTTGGCACAGGTGCGGTTATCCGCGCAGGTGATAAGGTCGATTATCTAGGAGGGCTTTACGCGCTCCAAACGCAAGCAGGTCTGTCTATCCATGTCGGAGGGCGAACGGCTATATCGCTTCTTGGGAGAGCGCATTATGTGGATTTGGCCGCAGGGCGGGCAGTTCTTATGGGAGCAGCAAAAGAAGTACTGCCATTATGGTACAAAAAGAGAGATTGGGCCGTACGCATAGATTACTATGCGACATCTTTCTTACCTCCTGATATGGGCATGATGACTTTCTGGCGACATAATTATTCAGTTAAGGTATCTAGTCTCCCTCGCGCGATAATGGAATGCCTCTACCTTGCGCCAAAGCATCAAGAATTTTTTGAATGCTACGAATTAATGGAGGGGATGAATGATTTAAGGCCACAATCCGTTCAGGAATTGTTGGAGAATTGCTCATCTGTGAAAGTGAAACGCTTGTTTCTATATTTGGCAGAAAAATTCGAGCATCCTTGGCTAGAATTTGTTGATCTATCAAAAGTTGACCTTGGCTCTGGCACACGCAGTCTTGTCAAAAACGGAGTTTATATAGATAAATACAAAATAACAGTGCCGAAAGAGTTTGAAAAAAATGAGCAACCCGAAATATAAAGCGCAAGTTAACATTCTTCTGACCGTGCTACCTGCCGTCATCAAAGAGGAATGCTTTGCTCTGCATGGTGGTACGGCGATCAATCTTTTTGTGCGCGATATGCCTCGCTTTTCAGTGGATATCGATCTGACTTACTTGCCTATCGAAGATCGCGCAACCACACTTAAAAACATTGATGAAGCGTTGCAACGTATTAAAGAGCGTATTCAGGCTATTCTGCCGCGCGCACAAATTTTTTATAAAGAGGATACAGCAAAGCTAGCCGTTCGACATGATGGTGAAGAAATCAAAATTGAAGTTAATCTTGTCGGACGCGGTACACTGATGCCACCAACACGAATGATATTGTGTGATGCAGCGCAGGAGCTGTTCGATCGTGCTTCTGTAATGCCAATTGTACCAATCGGCCAGCTTTACGGCGGTAAAATATGTGCGGCGTTGGATCGTCAGCATCCCAGAGATTTGTTTGATGTAAAGCTCTTGATGGAAAATGAAGGTTTCTCGGATGATGTTCGCACGGGCTTTTTGCTATGCCTTTTGTGTAGTGACCGCCCGATCAATGAAGTTCTTGTACCAAACTTCCAAGATCAGCGCCAAGCCATGGAAAACCAATTCACCGGTATGAGTGATGTTGAATTTACTTACGATGATTTTGAAAGAACGCGTGAACAACTTGTCGAAACCGTCAATAAAAGCCTGACGGCTAAAGACAAAGAATTTTTGTTGAGCGTAAAAAATTGTAAGCCGGATTGGAGAATTTACGATTTTGAGCGCTTCCCTGCTGTGCAGTGGAAACTGCAAAATTTACGCAAACTGATAGAAAGTAACCCTAATAAGCATAAGCAGCTTTATGAGGCTTTGAAGGAAAAGCTCGAAGGATAAACAAACATGACATCAAAACGAGAACAGGCCTTAGCGGGCCTTTTTTTATGCCTGCAAAACGGGATGAGCAGCGTTGCGGCTTTAAGGAACGATCCATTGCCTACCAAAATCCCTGCATCGGGATTGCTCATTTTACGTGATGGCGATGCGGGAGAGCCAGAAATCACACTCTCCCCGACACGATATCACTATGCCCATGTCGCAGAACTGGAAGTACTGGTGCAAAAGCCAAAATCCGATGAGCGCGACGCGGCATTAGATGAATTGCTGGTGGCGCTGGGGGAAGTTCTTAGCGCCGACACCTCACTCTCAGGCGCAGTGGATTACATGTCCATCGGTTCGCCTGAATTTTTAACCGAAACCGTGGACGGTGCGCCCGCCATTAAGGCGGCAGTCGTGCCGATCACACTTGAATATACAACGCTTAACCCACTTCAATAAAGGAGGACTAAAATATGTCACGCGCTTACGGGTGGAATGCCCGAATGTTACTTGGTTTTGAAACCACTTATGGTACGCCCCCGAATTCGGGGGCTTTTCATGTCATCCCCTTTGTATCCTCCGATTTGGACTCCGCACAAGGGTTGATTGAATCCAATGTTCTGGGGCTTGGTCGTGATCCGACTGCGCCATTTCAGGATGTGATCAATGTGGATGGCGATATTGTTGTGCCGGTTGATCTTCGCAATGTCGGTTTGTGGCTCAAAGCCATGTTTGGTGCGCCAAACACCACAGGTGATGATCCATATACCCACGAATTTAAATCAGGGGCAATCACTCTGCCCAGCATTGCGGTGGAAGTTGGTTTGCCTGAAATTCCTGATTTTCCGCTCTTCACAGGTGTGCGTGCCAACAGCATGGCGTTTAACTTTGCCAGATCTGGTGAGGCACAAATCACCGTCGGCCTCATAGGTCAGGGTGAAACACCGCAAACAGTGACGCGAGATGCCAACCCGAGCCAAGCGGATTACACACGCTTTTCGCAATTCCAAGGCTCTGTCAAACAAGGCGGTCAGACGCTGGGGAATGTCACGTCTGCGGCACTTATATATAGTAACAATCTAGAGCGTATCGAAACCATCCGCGATGACGGCAAGATCGATGGCGTTGATCCAGGCGTTGCGTCTTTAAGCGGGAATATCACTGTGCGCTATGCCGATACCGCATTGATGGATGCGGCGCGTGCTGGCACACCGATTGATCTGGAATTGTCCTATATCATCGATGGAGACCGCCAGCTGATCATTGAGTGTCACGAGGTTTATTTGCCAAAGCCAAAACGATCCATCTCGGGGCCAAACGGTATTGAAGCCTCTTACGACTATCAAGGCGCAAAAGATGCCGTGCTGGGCAACATGGTCACGATCACCCTTATCAACGATGTGGAGACTTATTAATGTTAAAACTCAATATCCAAACAGAAGCTTATTGGCTTGAGCTGGGCTTAGGCGTGAAGGTGAAAGTGCGCCCATGCACCAGCCCGATTTTCTATGCCGCACGTGCCTTTATGAACAAGCGTCTGACAGAACTTGGCGCAGAATACCGCAAGCGTAAAGAAATCGGGGCATCGGTGGATGATCTGCCCGATGTTGAAAACCCTGAAATTCGTGAAGCGCTGGCCGAGGAATATCTGGCACGCGGTCTTGCGCGTGCGGCGATTATTGATTGGGAAGGTATTTTGGAATCGACAGGTGATGAAAAAGCACCCGTCACCCCTGAAAAGATTGATGAGCTCATGACAGGGTTTTGGTCAATCGCTGCCAGTTTCTCCCAGCAATATACAGGCGTGCGGGAGCTGATCGAAGCCGAAAAAAAAGACTTGAGCGCCGCGCCGAATGGCACTTCGGAGACGGCGCAGGATATTGCGGGAACTGTCCCCAAACGTGCCAAGACTGCCCGTCCGAAGAAAACAGCCCGCAAAGCCTAGAGGGTTTTCAGGCATGGGATATTGCCGTTCGCATATCCCCACAAATCAGAAACAGCTTTCCCTTATCTGAAGCCTTAAGCCTCGCATCTGCGCTGGGTTACGACATGGCCGTGATGGGAGAGCTGTTGCCCGCATTATCAACCGGTATCACCAAAGCCTTGATGGCTCATAAGGAATAAACAAACCAAGATGCGTTCACAAAAAAACATGTCGATCCGCCTTGCCGTGGTGAACGGGAAAAAGGTTGAAGATACCTTTTCTCGTATCGGGCGCACGGGCGAGCAGGCTTTTGAGCGTATTGAGCGTTCGACCAAGCCTGCCAGTGTTGGCTTGAAGGCCGTTGATACCACAGCCCGTGCTTTGAATAATGTGTTTCGTCAAGCCGCTGGACTTGTTGCGGCTTATGCTGGGATTTCCGGCATTATTTCTTCTGTGCGTTCGGTTAATGAAACAGGTATGGCGTTTCAGGGGTTAGGCACTGCGCTGGAAACTATCACAGGGTCAAGCGCTGGTGCACGCGCAGAGATGAAGTTTTTGGAAGAGCAAGCCGAGCGTTTGGGCTTAAATCTTTTGGAAACCGCGCAATCTTACATGCAGATTGCCGCCGCTGCCAAAGGAACGGAACTGGCGGGCGATGGTACGCGCCAGATCTTCACCGCCATTGCAGAAGCCTCCACCGTGCTTCAGCTGTCTGTTGATCAAACAAATGGTGCGCTCAGAGCCATCGGGCAAATCATGTCCAAGGGTAAGGTTCAGGCTGAAGAATTGCGCGGACAATTGGGTGAACGC